AGAAATATGCGTTCGCAGTTGCATTGCCGCCGTTCATTACAAGTTTAAATTGTAATGGTTGCTTATCAATACTCAACTGTGATACACCATAAAATGATGCACTGTTAGCAGTTGCTCCTGCGTTGCCAAAAAACACTTCGCTGTCGATAACCATGTTTACAGAAATCTCATTATCTGCTGGTGTTGTAAGCTTATTCATATCTGTGTTGCAGAAATCTGTATAAGAATAAACTCCAGTAGAGTTAGTGATTGTTACATCCTGTAAGCAAGTTACTGATAGAGTGTTTGCTATGTTACCCCAGTTAGCAGTGTTGCTAATGAGGTCAGTACTTACCAATAGTGTTGGTTGAGTACCTGTTGTGTTTACCGTAATTCTTGCCATTATAGTCTCCTTGTATGTTGGCTTATGTATTAAATTCTAATCGTGTTAATTCGAATGTCCAAACGTGCTTTTCTGCTTGCGTTGGTCCGTATGTTCTGACTTGATTGAAATTTCTTTCAAAATAGCCTTCCATCAATTGTTGTCCGTCGTCTTTCAATGCTATAACTAGATTTGCAATAATAGCATTAACATCTAGATTATATGGGTCATCTTGGTAGCTAATGTATGTTACGTCAAATACATCAAATGCATGATATATTGCGCCGCAATATTGAATACCTAGCTGATGTGGATTTCTACTATTTGTATGTACATCACTAACATAAATGCCATAACGAACTTTCTCATCTTCACTGGGAAAATCGTCATAAATCGGAACATTCCAAGTTCTTGGAATATCACGTTTCAACACATCAATAATCTGTTGAGTATTGACTGTTGGTGCATTTAGTATTACCGCTGCCATTAGAAATATCTCCTATCCCCATTGAAATAATCCACGTCTGCTGTCCAATTCTCTTCCAATTTCGTTGTTGGGCCTTGAGGACTATCCATGTATAAATCATAGAAGTTCATCAACTGCAACGCCTTTGTCCATTCGGTCTCACATCGCATCTTTGCAAAATCGTAATTCTGCATATCTACTTCATTCATGTTAGATACATCTGTTACTAAACTCTCGTAGAAAACGAGAATAGCTCCGAATGTATCTAAACGAATTAATGTTTGATCGCTTTTAATTAATAAACTTGGGTTAAAACTAGAAATCAATTGTCCGTCTGGCAGATTAGCATAATAGTAAGCACCTAACACCGTGTCGCAGTATTTCTGCCACCATCCGAACTCTAACTTGTAAAGCCACTCTTGTGAACCGACTTTAAAGTATGGAGCCCAATCAACATTAAGAGCAGCCGCTCTGCGTTCCGCTGCCGGATCGTAGAACTGAATGTCCTCTACTGTTGCATTTGATATTCGTTGATATGGTACTGACATATTATATTATTTCCTTTAGACATTGAGAGAATGTGTTTAGACATTCTCTCTTATTCGATTTAAGCTTGAAGAATATTAATAGCTCCGCCTCTACGCAAGTCACCAACGCCACTACCGAAGTATCCGACACCAGTCAACCATATTTGCAATCCACCTGGCACTTCACCAGTTTTAAGTTGCAAGCCTTCTTTCATAACTGTAAAGATTGCGCTATCACCCATGTAAGCACCAACCAATACTGGTAATGAAGCTTGACCTACAACTGTACGTGTAGCAGGTTGTAAGAATGTAGTGAACATAACCATACAGCCATATACTGACTCAATCTTACCTGTTGATAACAATTCGTTACCTAATGCAGATAGATTACTACCACCACTTTGTGATACTGCACCACCAGTTAGTTCAGCTAACAAACGATTCAAACTAGAACCAACTTGTCCACCAGTATAACCTGATTGTGTTTGTGCATCACCATTACTATCCATAACAATGACTGGAGTGCCGGGCATACGAGCAACTTTAAAGTTCTGCTTGATTAAACGAATACAATCTAAAATTGTATTTGATGTGAAACCATCAGTCCAAGTACCACTAGTGTTAGTAGCACCGATAACTTCCATAGCACCTAATTGTAGTACACGTTCGAATCCGTCAGCACTCGTTGCGTAATATGTATTACCAGGAGTTACTTTGAATGATAGGAACGCCGCGGTAACACGTTGGTCTACCTTTTCAGCGAATGACTCACCAAGTTCAGCACCTAATGTAGCTGCCAATGTGAAACTTGTTGTCCATCCGTAGAAGATATCGAACGCTGTTTGTGCAACTGCTGGAGTTGCTGTAATTGTACCTTGACCCAATGCAGGATTCTGTACAACTGCGTTACCTGTACCATATGTACCACCAGTGCCGTTAGCATTGTAGTCCTGATATGTGATTGGTGCAAAGTTAGGTACTAAAAATGTTTGACCTTGTGTAGGTGCAACCACGTTAGTGAAGTTAACTAGACCATTTGATTCGTGCATAGCACGTAATGCGAAATTAGAAATCGCTGTTGTAAAACCATCGCCCTCATTGTTAGGGCCTCCCAAAACATATGCCATGATATTTTCCTTAAATTAAATTTTGTTGGCTTCAGAGCACTTTACGACTTGAACTTGATACTGTTGCTGATACGCCTAGACCTTTCAGTCCGACTCCTTTACCTAAACCATTCTTGTTAGCCCATGCATTGAATGCCGCGGGGTCACGTGAATAATCTGGTATAGTTTCGTCTAACGCACCAGTAAAACTACCTTGTCCAGGTCTTAAACCTGATCCAGAATTGGAATTGCTCTGTCTCAATAACTTAGGATTACCCTGAGCTACTTCTGTTACCAATCCCTGGATTGTAAGTGGCATACCATCACTACCATATCGTTCTTGACCCTTTTGATTGACGATAGCGTATGTGCCATCATCGTTCCATTGAATATTGTTCTTCACTTTATTCAATGCATAATCAAGTAAGTCAGTATCGAACTTGTCGCCCATTGCTCGCTGAATGTCTCCATCTAAATCCTTCTCACGCAATGCTTGTTCTTTACGAGCAAGATTTTGTGAGAGTTCGTTGAAACGTTCGTGCAAGTCATTGGTTGTTACACGTCCTGAACTTTGCGGTTGTTTAGTAATTTCCACTGGCTGTGCGTTGCCACCGAGTTGTTGAGCACTTGTTCTAGCGATATAAGCAAGAGCATCTTCTACACTGGTAAATTGAGTACCACTAGCATTGCTAAGGGCATTCAATAAACCTTGTGTAGTACTCTTACGAATAGCACCAGCATTTACTTGCTCATCGCCACCTTCTTGCCCTGGGGCTGACTGGTTTGCATTAGTCTGGCTGTCGTTGCCAACGAAAGATTTTTGATCCATTTAATTTTTTCCTGATTGTACGTAATCAACGAGTTTGTATTGTATTTATTACAATTCTTTAAAGGCAGTTTTATCTGCCTGCTGTACCACCTAGCAATAATGCAGGTGCTACTTGATTTGGATAGTAGGTTAATCCTACTTCTGTTACTGGAGTACCCGCACCACCAAGTATACTTGTGTTGTCTGATTCTCCATTTGCGTTATCATATTCAGCCTGTTCTTTACCAGTTAGCTCATCACCATCTTCGCCATACATTTCGTGTGTAGGTATCATCGATGGTGTTAAATCTCTGCTTAATACTTCATCATTGTTTTCTTGCATCAATACTTTCAAATCACTATCTGGAATAGTATTGATGTAAACTTGTTCGTATTCTGGTATATCTTCTGCAGGTGAAAGCATAGCAATGATTTCTTTTGTAATTAATGACTTAACAATTTCATTCTCACCAACTAGTTCATTAGCTTTACTAATCAATGCCATACGATAGTTTGTATCATGTGCTTCATAGTCAGTGTTGTAATGTACTTCACCAGCCCAACGTTGATCCATAAAACGTGCGGCAAATGTATAAATCATTTCTTCTGTGACTTCCATCAATCTGGCTTTAGCTTTTGCAGTTCTGTGTAGTTGTTTGCGTTCTTCAATGATAGCGACACCTGATGCTACTTGGTTCTTACTTGTGCGTAAGCCACCTAATCCAGTTAGTGCTTCTATCTGTTCTAATATGTTATCTTGTGTACGAATGATTGCGTCTACATCACCAGTATCAATTGGTATAGCTTCAATCTGACCTTCATTAGCACGAACAATAGCACCTGCGTGAACTGGAACGCTTACGCCTTTATCTGCACGAATGATTGTGTGAGCAAACTGTAACGCTGTATATTTTTCGCATTCTAATTTGTAATATTCTTTTTGTGCGTCACTTGCACTATCAATATCACTTACGCCACATTCCATAGTTCTTGGATCTCTGCGCCCATAAGCTATGAATACGGGCAAACTCATGCCGGGTGGGTATGTTCCAGTACCGATTAGTTCTGCTGGTTGATTTTCCTTTCCAGGTCCTTTCTGAACCTCGTAACTCTCCCAATATGATGGAGTTGTTGCATCGCCCAAATGATAGCATTTGATGTAGTAACAATCTGTTTCTTCCATCTCTTTAATTTTAACATATTTGAGCATTGGTCGACCACCATAGTAGTCAAACTCCCAGTCCCATACATCCAATGGGCTAATGGCACACACATATGGTCTACCAAGATTCCCTTCTGTTGCTTGGGGCATGTCAACTGCGACCCAACAATGCCCAAATATACTTGTTAAATCTCCTACACCTTCCATAAAACCATTCATTGAACGATTAGTTAAATCACTGTCTAACTGGAACAAATCAATCCATTCGTTATTACTTGGGTCGATATGTTTACCTTGTGGTGTACAAAATTGTAAATTGCGTTTAATGCCTGGCTCAAACAATACATCATTGATAGTGTCAACAATGTAACGACAGATTGGCTGTGCTACTGTGTTAGCTACCAAGTCTAGGTACAGTGTACTATCTTCACTAGGTCTTTTCTTGCGAACTGCTTGCTTGAAGGTAATGCCACCAAGATATGCATATTGATATGATAACATTTGCAAATAGATGTTATCGTATATTGGATTGCGTTTTAGTAAATCACGGTTGTTGTACATTGTTTTGTCTCTTTATATTGCCTAAGGCGAAATCTGTTGATTTATGGTGCATAATGTATTTATGCTAGGCTTTAATTTACACTTATCTCCATGATATCTTGCGTACAAATTATTAGCCTCGTTTTTATTACAGTGTGGGCAAGTTGTGCGTGGTTGTTTTTTACCTAGCATACCATATGATTTGCCACCCCATGGTTTATGACGATTTTTATTCATCATATCTTGTGTGTTTTGTTTATGCGTTCCTAAACTTAAATGTTGTGGGTTACAACAGATAGGGTTATCACAACTGTGCATCACACATAATCCTGCAGGTATTTTACTGTTGTGTTCTTCGTAGCTTACACGATGAGTAGTACGCATCTTTTTACCATCACGTATCATACCATAACCAATATTGTTTTTGGCACCTTGAAACTCCCAACAGTTAGTCACTTGATTGATTATAACTTTTCTTAATAATCGATCAATTAGTGGTCCTGTATCGCCTATATATCTTGTCATTTTAATTCCATACTTGATAATCCTCTACTACATCACCATTCATAATCTCTTCCCAACTTGGTCCACCTGGATACAATGGACTATCAGGCATGTGATTTAATCCAGGCTTGTTGCGACTACTGATGCGTGGATCCATACCCACAAACTCATTGATTGGCAAGCTGTCATGTTGTATTGGGAACAGATGATGTATGCCATAACGAATGCAGTCACCTAATCCATCGATGTGTGCATAGCGTTGTTCAGTATATTTTACTAAACGTTTGCGACTACCATCTTCAAAATGATATGTTTGTAATGCTTCTAATAACATCTTATCATCTGGACTTACAACTAATCCGCCACGATTTATAAATGCATTCGCTGTGTTGTCTGTATCTGTAACTAATGGATTTACTTTGCGTGTATTCACAATTGTAAAACCATACTTCTCTAATATAATCCTATCTGTAACGCCGAACGGACTTGTCGTATCTCTATTCACTTGTGTGCCACTCATGTCTATAATCGAATTTATTCTACGTTTAGGAAAATCTTGTCTAATAGCATCAGCAATACCTTCTGTGCTACAATCCGGTATAGCATAACTTTTTAATATTTCTATTGTGCCATCAGTGTGCCCACTACGCTTAACTTGTGCTACTGTGGCGCACATTACACGTTTGTTAAAATCGTGGAATGTGTATAAATCACCACCGAAATCTTTGACTTCACGTGTATATTTGTGCTTGTCCCAAGTATAATAGAAAGCATCACTGACGCTTTCCCATTGGCACATATAATCTTGGTTAAACTTTAATGGGCTAATGATGCGTTTTTGTTCTTCAATAAAATCTTTATTACCACTACGCATTTGTAGGTAGTTGTAATGACGAACAACATACTTGTCAGTGTTCTCTAATGCTAACGTGAATAGATCGTGCAATGGACCTGTACCGTTAGGTGTTGATATCACAATCAATCTACCAGCTGTATCGGGCTGACCAACTCGTGGGCGTAGTCGATTTGTTATCTCTTGCAATGTATCTTGTGTGTACAGTGCGGCTTCGTCAGCTACCCATACGCCTACGTTTAAGCCTCGTAGATTTTCACGTTGTTCGGCTGATTTACAACGTATGAACACGCCATTAGGAAACTTGATTGTAAGTTCACTGTTATTGATATCTTTACCATCACTCAATCCAAAATGATTGATGCAACTATGTTTCAGTGGCTCCCAGATAAGTGACTTAATCATAGCTCCTGTTGGTGCCGAATAGATTATGTCTTTTCCTTTGTGATAGCGAGGGTCTGATGCGAACAATGGCAATGCGATTGCCGCAAGAAATGTCTTTCCACTACCAACAGGAACAATGTCTACACAATGTTTATCTGTTGAGAGCCAGTCACGCAAGATAGTGTTTTGCTCACCATATAAAGGAATCTCTATGTTATTCATTTAGTTGATATAATTTTTGGAATATTTTGTTGCCAATCATTCAACTCAATTGTAGGGAACGTGAAGTTATTATGCAAACTTTGGCCTAGTGTAGTATGGTCAATCTCTTGCTTATCTGCAACTACCTTACTTAAAAACATCTTTTCATATTGTAAACGTGTAGATTTATCTCGTTGTTTAATACTATCAACGTATCCTTGCGCTAATAAATCTTCAAACTTTTCACCAGCATACTTTTCTACTGAATCCAATATTGATGCTCCACTTATTTTATTAGTAGTACCCGGCTTACGTCCGCCGCCGGGTCTAGCACCGCCATGCTTACCAGGCTTTTTCTCAACATTCTTTAAGTTAGGTATTAGATCGATGATACCATTTACATCGCCCATACCATTTGCGGCGTCACTAATCTTTTTAGCATTTAGTTTTTGTTTTAGTTTTATTCGTGCAGTTTCTACTACATCATAATGTTTTTTTAATATGGTAGCTGTTATGTTTAACGTTTTGCAGATTTCATCATCGTTTAATAGACTGGTTGCGGCACGTTCTATTTCTTGTTTCAGTTGGTCATCAGTCATTTGTAATCTCCATATCTAATAGTTGTTCGAGGTTATTATTCACATCTATATTAGATGTGTTATCTATATCATCCCACAGTACACCATCATCTCTAATTGCTTGCAGGCCAGTTAACTCTTGCCAACGTCTAATAATAACATCACAGAACTTTGGTTCATATTCGATGCATCTGGCTTTTCTGCCTGTCTTTTCACTTGCTATAAGCGTTGAACCTGATCCTGCGAACCCATCGAATACGATTTCATTAGTTTTAGTACTGTTGATAATATGATATGCAATAAGTTTAGTAGGCTTTACAGTAGGATGTAGATTGCTTATATTTTTTGCTTCCCTATCAAACTCCTGATAGTTAGAAGGTATTGATTTAATAATCTTTATCAGTTCTTCTTTTGATAGATTATTATAATCTTCTTCTTTGGCGTTTGGACTCCACGTTCCATACCAAGGGTGTTGTTTGCCTTGTTTCCATCCATACAGTATAGGTTCATAATATTTTGCGTAATCATTTAAGAATGTGCTATGCTTATTCTTTTTCCATATCAATGTATCACTGATATGATACTGATGACGCTCTAATATGTTTTTAAACTGCTGTGTATAACGAATATCGTGGCACCAATATATTGGGCTACCGGGCTTTAGGTAGTTTGATAATGAAGCCATATGCTGATCGAGGAATGCATCTAATTGTTCTGGCGTAATGTTATCATTAGCAATCTTATGATTACGCTTATCGTTTTCCTCTTTACTGTAATTGATAGAGTTAATAGTTTCATAGCTCACGCCATATGGAGGATCTTCCCACAATAAATCTATCTTATCATCATTCATAAGTTTATCGATATCTTGCACATTAGTGCTATCACCATTCAATAGTTTATGATCGCCAAGTATCCATAAGTCACCTGTTTTACTTTTATATTCAGCTAATCCTATATCAACTATTTCATCTACTGTACTGTCTGGGAACATTTTATTAAGTTGCGCTTCTGTGAATCCGGTATTATCACTTACTATGCTTAATACATCTTGGTCTAATAATAGTTTGATTTCATCTATTAACAGTTTATCATCCCAATGTGCGTTTTCGTTGGATCTGTTATCCATAATACGATATCCAATCACTTGTTTTTCAGTTAGTGTATCAGAGATTAATACTGGCACAGATGTTAGACCTAACTTTTTGGCGGCACGATATCTAGTGTGGCCAACGATAATAATATTATTTTTATCTACTACAATAGGTTGTTGGAATCCATACTCCTCAATGGATCTAATAACTGTATCAACAGCTTTATCGTTTTTTCTTGGATTGTTTTCGTAGGGCTTTATAGACCCAATATTCATTTGTTGTATTTGCATTATTTTATTCTTTCCTTCAATAAGTTTATAACTTGTTGATAGCGATGATTGCCCTTCAATAGTTCATTGATAGATTGAATGGCTAATACATCTTCCATACTACCCTTAAGTATTGTTTCCTCGATATACTTAAATCGAGTATCACAATAACAATGACCCAAAAACTCTCTACGCTTCATGCACCTAGACGCTTAACAAATTCTTCTTCAAGCAATATTTGTTTAGCATGTCCTTCAGCTTGGTCTTTCAATGTCTTGCGTAAATCTTTTACGATATCTACTGGATCATTACGAATCATTTGTAAATAGACACGAACTATGCCTGGATTGTTTAATCGTTCACGTATTGTTAACATCTTTTATTTTCCTTACGATTACTCGTCTTTGTTTTACTGGCGGTGTTACTGTAATAGTAGTACCGCGTGGTAGCTCAGGCAATAGTATGTCACCTTGTGGTTTTCTACCGAATGCCAATTTAATCTTTTCCCAAATACTTTTCATATATACACCTTTTCGTAATCTTCTGCATTATCTGTTTCATCTAATCCATCATAGAACTTGCCATCACGTTTATCTTTGTACTTCAATGAACCAAACACTGATAGGAACTTTTGATTCTTCACACCCCATGCTTGCGTCATTTCTAAAAATCTATCACGTCCAAACATAATCTGTAATTGTGTTTTACAATCTTCTGGACTTGGATTGATATCGTTCTTTGTATCTGTTAGTGTATGCATAAAACTTATGCATTGGTCAATCTCTAACTCTGTCATATGCGGTGATAGCTCTGTTACCATCTTGTCGAAGTTCTTTATGTGTCCAACATAGAATGGCTTATCCATAATACCTTTAAATTCGCTCAATGTAATGCTCCTTTAGTAATACTGTCGATGACTTGATTTGTATCAACATTTATTTGTCCTTTAAGTTCAGTAGTCAGTCCAGCTTTGTATTCTTTAAGATAATTCTCTTGTTGCAATGCGCCCAAGAATTGGTGAATAGTTCTGAGGCCTAATAGCTTCATCTCAAACAAATGTTTGTTGTCATCACTTAATTCATCGATGTTCATATTCATCATGGCTTCTAATGATTTCTCAATATCAGTAACCAATGGGTCTATTGTGACGACTAACTGTTCGTCATCATCTCGGTATAATTTATAACTATATTCTATCATTTGTTTCCTTTAATTTGTTGTTGAATTCATTCACTGTAATGTTTTTATAATTTGGTTCAGTAATATTTGGTATGTAATCATTAGCGTTAACTCTAATATACTGTGTGTTGGGATATTTTCTAACAATATATTTCATGCGTCTAAGCCATTCATGTACTAACTGTTCTGGATGACTATCAAAATTCTTATCTTTATAATTTCGTGTATCACTATATACATTGTTGGTTCTATGTTCGTTACGAATATAATCGAATCCAATCATGTAAATTACCTCTTCTTTTAACTGACTTGCAACCAATACTGCTAGATTACCTGCATCAAACATCTTGCCATAACCTGTAGTAATATACTGAACATATGGATCTATGATTGTATAGTTTCCTCTAACTTCTGTATGTATTGTACAATGTTCATACACTTTATTCTTAATTACTAACTCATCTAACATAGCATAGTCAATAGCTGTAATATGGTTTGGCATATAGTCACGGTATAGTGCATTGCAACCATATGTCGTCATTTGTCGACCTATAGCCGCTAAATCTAACTGTAATCTACCGGTACCATTACCAATCACACATGCTATCACTTTTTAGTCATGTCTTTCTTGGGTTCACGATATCCACTAGCATATGCCGCTGCCGCTTGCTTCTCGGCGTCTTTCCGGTCTTTGTACATTTTGCCAGTATCGCCCCAACGGTACATCTTCTCACCTTTAATCATTAATGTTTGTATTGGCATTGCTTATTTCCTTTTTCTTCTTATTAGTATTTAGTTGTTTGCAAGTTATATAATGTTTTGCCAGAGTGTTCTGAAACTTTAATGCAGTGTTACAATGTCTGCATTTATATGCACTAAATTGCCATTCTTTAAACTTTATATCGTATTTGATAATGATAGCTATCTTTAATTGACTATCAGGTAAATTATGTTGCAGATGTAGTTGACGTGGATTGTATTTCATCAACTATATATCAATACTCCTCAAATAGATTATTGTAGGTAGTCTTGGGCTTACACTCTTGCTCCCAATGACTAATGCGTTTGTTTGCTATCTCAACATAGTTAGGGTCAAGTTCTATTCCAGTATAGTCAAAGCCAAGTTCTACTGCCGCACATCCTGTTGAACCACTGCCATTAAACGGATCTAATATATGACCATTAGGTGGTGTGACCAACTTGATAAGATACTTCATAAGTTCTATTGGCTTCACTGTTGGGTGATTGTTGCCTGTTTTTTGCGGACTAATCCAACTTTTTTCTTTACATAAACATAATTCTGGTTTTAATTGCGGTGCATTACAAGTGGCACACACTCTATTCAGGCCGTGCCCTTTTAGCGGAGTTCCATCAGCTGCCAAGTGTTGTTGGTCTTTTATATCTTCACATCCTATATTACGTTCTTTGCCACTGACTTTAGGACAATAGAAGAAGCGACTTGCGCCACCTAATCCATCAAACACACCATTGTCTTCACCTTCGTGTTTTGCTTTTACTAAA